CGGATGAGGCTGGTGCGGGCGCCATAGATGCGCTCGACGCGCCGCCAACCTCCGTCTGCGAACTGCTCGGCGAACTCGGGGGGCGGCGGGGGGAATGTTCGGACTAGGGCGGTCATACGTCGATCACTCCCAAATGGCTCTCTGCGATCATGTCGGCGAACTCCTCACGGACGTGGCGGGGTGCCCTGTTCCATGCGCGGGACAGGGCAAGGAGGTGGTCGTGGTCGGGGTCGTCGTCGCGCGGCAGGTTCTGCCCGATCTCGCACTTGCGGAGCATGGCCTCGATGCGCAGTTGTCTGGCGGTCCAGTTGGCCTGGTGCGCGGCCTTGAGCAGCGGCAGGGCTTCCTGCTGGGGCATATCGGCGACATGGGCGTGGTGATCGAAGGACAGGGCGCCGTCGCGCTTGTGGGGCGGGAAGGCGGCGACGGTGGTCTCGATGCGCTTGAGCCGTCGCGGGTCTTCGCCCAGTTCGGCGATGGCCATCTCGATCTGCTCGGGGAAGCGGGCCTTGCCGAAGTTGAGCCAGTCACCGATCAGCCAGTCGATGTTGCGCTTGCTGTTGGCGAGGGACCGGCCAGTGGCGAGCCAGTCGGGGAAGCTGGTGGTTTCCGGCAGAGCGAGGGCGAGCGGCGCCCCTGCGGCGTGATCCGGCGCGATGGTCGTGATGGCGTTCAAAAGCGATCCTCCCGGGATCGCCGCGTCGTGGCCATGATAGCGCGGGGAGGGCCTGAATTCCAGCGGAACAACTGTTCCTGTCAATTTTGAACTGTTCAAAAAGTGTGCAAGGGGCAGGAATGGCGGATTTCTGCGGGTTTGGGGAAAGTGTTCAAGAGTTCAATATATTCCAATGTATATCCAATCTCTCCCTATCCCTCCCCTCCCCCCTTTATCGCGCGCGAGAAAACTTGAACTCTAGAACACAATCGAAAACCCGCAGAAATCTGCGGGTTTCTGATTTGAACACTTTTGCTGAACACTAATTCCGAGCGTGAACTCTTTGCCCGGATGGGGGTGGCGGCGCTCAGGCGGTGTCGAAATAGACCCGCTTGGCGAAGCCGCGTGATCCTTCTGGGCGCGGCATTTCCATGACGCGGACCATGCCGGACTCCTCGAGGTGGGCGAGGATGTCGGCGCGCTGGCGGCGATCGACGAACTGGGTGGCGCGCGAGAGGCCCTTGCCGTCGATCCCGGCGGCGCCGGCGTCGGCGATGATGCGGAACACGCGCTTGACCTTGGCCTCGTAGTCGTTGTCGGCCACGCGGTCCTTGACGGCGGCGAGCAGGGTCTCGACGCTCTTGCGGGCCACCAGCATGCCCCAGTCGAGGTCTGCGGCGGTGATCGATGGTCGGGCCGGATCGTTGGTCACGGCGCGGATCAGGGCGATCTTGGCGGCGTTCTCGGCAAGGCGGGCGATGATGCCGGTGACGGCGGTGCCCTGGGCGCGGCGTAGCTCGGCAATTTGCTCCTCGCGCATGGCGCGGGCGCGCGCTGCGGCAACGGGGGTGGCATAGGGCACGGTAAAGGGCCGTGGCACCTGCGCTGGCCCGACGCCCATCGGAAAGGGGCTGTGGCCCTCGGCCCCGGCGGCGACTGCCTCGGTCATGGCGACGAGGTCGGCGGGCGGGTCGGACGGGGCAAGGTCGTGCTGGGGATCAGGGTAGTGGTTCTCGCTCTCGAAGATGAGCATGCGGGCAAGGCTGCCGTCCATGACGTTGCCGCTCGACAGGCCGGACCAGAACACGGCGGGGGTGGTGACGCCGAACAGGCAGAGGCATGGCTGTTCGATCACCTCGCGCGGCTTCTCCTTGTCGTTGGCGTAGGCGGTTCCGAGGAAGGTGCTGTCGGCAAGGCTGTAGAACTCGGTGAGATTGTCGATGATCTCGGTGAGATGCTTGGGCGCGCGCTTGCGGTCGGCGGCGCTGGACAGGAGGAAGCCGACCTCGTCGAGGGGGAAGTAGATCGACGGGTTGCGGGTGATCGCGGTGACGAGGCCGGAACCGGATGCGATCTTGGAGGAGCCGACGTGATTGGCGAGTCCTGCCGCGATCATCAGGCGGGTCGAGACGCGCAAGGGGTGGTCCTTGCCGCCGCCCGAATCCGCCACGCCGATCGAGTAGATGTTGGTGCGCAGATTGGTGGGGTTGGCATAGCGTCGGCCAGCGGCGGCACCGAACATGGCGAGGGCCGCGCCCAGCGAGAGCCATGGCTGGGGCGATGGCGCCGACGCATCGGCATACTCGACGAACTGGGCCAGTCCTCCGTGGCCAAGGTCGCGCTGCCATGCTGGCTGGCCGACGCGGGGCCGCTCGATGATGTCATCGTCAGGGTCAGGCTCGCGCAGGGCGGCGGGGACCATGCGGGCGCGCACCTTGGCCTTCTCGTTCTCGACGAATCGGGCGAAGGCCTCGTTGGACATGATCTGCATGACCGGAAGTGCCTCGCCCTGGGGCGGGCCGTCGCGGCGCACCAGCTGGACGGCGCGGGCAGCGGCGCGCAGGGGATCGCGCTGGTCGAGGAAGTGGGCGGAGACGGCGTTGGCGGGGTTGAGCAGCGCGCCGACGATCACGGCGTCCTCGTGGCCCGCGTTGGCCATCAGGCGAGCGGCTGCGATCCCGTCGCCGCTGCGGTCGTGGCCCGGCGGGTGCTGCAAGGCAAGGCGGATGGGGTCGAGGCTGGCGAGGCCCAGGCTATCGGGATCGACCGGCGCGATCTCGGCGGGGAGGGTAAGGGGCGTGGCGGCGCTCTGCCCATCGCGCTCGCGCTCTGGCGGGAAGGCTGCGGCGAGGTCTGCGGGATCGTAGACGGTTCCGTCATCCGGGGAGATGATCCGGGCGAGGGTCGGAACGCGCCCGCGCATCTGCTTTTTCTTGTCTGGCCAGTTGACCGAACCGGGGACGCGCATCAGGCGGTCGATGTTCCAGCAGGCATCGGCGTCGAAGAAGTCGCGCACCTGCCGGTTGATTGCCTCGATCGCCTCTAGGTTGGCGCAGGGCGCATCGAGCCGCCAGAAGGCTTGCAGCCCTCCGCCGGAATCGATGATGAAGCTGGGCGGGGCCTCGATCTCGGACATGGCGGCGGCGATTGCGGCCTTGTCGAAGGCCCCTCCGGTCTTGGGCGGATCTATGTCGACGTGGACGAATCGGGCGTGGGTTATGTCGGCCTTGGTCGGCTTGCGGTTAAGGCCGGGCCGGACGATGTTGACGGTCCAGTAGATGTTGAAGCCCTGGGCGTTGGCCTTCTCCGCGCCCTCGAGCGCTGCCTCGACGTCGGTGGCGAACTCGCGGGCGTGAAGGCCAACGCCGTTGGGGTGGATGTAGACGAGGTGGATTTGCTCGAGCGCGGCGAGGAACGGGCGCGCGAGGTCGGCTGAGAAGGCAGGAACGGCCATCAAGATTGTCCTTGGTGGAAAGCGTCGAACAGGGCTTGCATCATGGTCGATCCCGGCTGCCGGGCATTCGACCACACCATGTCGGCGGGGTTGATTTCGAGAACTGAAAGCACGGCGTCGTGCCAGATGCGGTCGCAGCCGTTGGGCTGATGGTCAGCCTTGGCTCCGTTGCAGCGGCGGTGCATGATCAGCATGTTGCCGATGTGATCGCCGCCACCGCGCGACCGGGGAATAACGTGGTCGATGCTGGCGGCGTCCTGTTCAAGGCAGAAGTCGCCAAGCGGCGGCATCCGCACTCCGCATCCGGCGCAAATGCCTCGCTGGGCCGCGAACAAGTCGGCCAGGATGCGGCGCCGGGCCGCGCGACTGGTGAATGCCCCCCGCGCCATCGCTCAGAACGGAATGTCATTGGCCCACTGGTCGGCCACCTTGCGGCTGACGCAGACGTAGGCGTGGCCGATGAAACCGAGCCATTCGGACTCGGTCATGGTGGCAAGGTCGGTCTTGCCGATTTGCTCGAGGTAGGCCCCGACCTCCTCGCTGACGGCGTGGACGGCCTTCATCTCGTCGACGGTGATTTTCATGTTGCCCTTCCTCTGGCTGGCGATCTTGAGGTGCTGCATCGAGCAGCACGGAATGGTGATTTGCGGGTCGCTGGGGTGGCTGCGCGGCGGGCGGTAGTAGAAGCCGCGCCCGCGCCGCCCGCAGAAGCAGACCCCGGTCATGGCAGAGCCCCTGTCATGGCTGCTCCAACAGGTCGGTCATGCCGTAGCGGCGCGCCTCGTTCTCGAGCATGGCGACCTTGTGGCGGGCGGCTTCCAGCTGGCGCGGCAGGTAGGACAGGCGATGGCGGGTGTAGCGCTGTCGCCCATCCTCCTCTCGATCCTTGCGCGTATAGGCCCGCTGGTAGGCATTGCGGCAGGTCCGGCAGACCGGACGCCCGCCGCAGAAGCGGGTGTTGTCCTCGGTCGCCGGGTGGCCGCAGCGTGGGAACGTGTGGCTGGTCACACCGCGATGCTTCCCGGCGCGCGCGGTTCGAACCGCTGGGCAATGATCTCGTCATACTTGCCATTGCGCTTGACGCGGATCTGGCTTGGCACGGCGATCTCGGCGGCGCGGGCGATGGCCTCGGCGACCGTGCGGGGCACCGGGGCGGGCGCGCGGCGCAGCCACCAGCTTTCCGCCTTGGTCCGGGCATAGCCCTCATGCTCGAGGCAGACCCATTCGCGGTGGATGGTCAGGCCGACCCGGTATTCGGCGCGCAGAGAGGTGGGCGATCCGGGTTTGGTGTGGGCTCGGAACGCCGCGTCGGCCACGTCCAGCCACTCTGGCTCGACAGAAAGGATCGGCTTCTCGGCAGGCTTGGTATCGACCACCCGTTCGGGCGGGGGAAACTCGAAGCCGCAGCACGGGCAGATGCGGGTCATGGTCCCGCAGGCGGTCTCGCACTCGGGGCATTCCTTGTAGGGCGCCGGGCCGGTTCCCTGTCCCTTCTTCTCGGGGATGAACGGCTCGTCGAACGGGCCGTGGCGGGCGATGTTGCCACCGAAGTCGAGGACCAGGCAGTCGGCCTTGTTGGTTTCGGGTGACAGGCGGGTGCCGCGCCCGATCATCTGGATATAAAGGCCCGTGGACTTGGTGGGCCGGGCCAGCGCGACAAGATCGACGTGCTTTGCATTAAACCCGGTGGTCAGGACGCCCTGGCTGACAAGGAAGCGCAGCTCGCGCGCCTTGAAGGCGGCGATGGTGCGGTCGCGGGTGCCCTTGCCCTCGTTCTGGTCGGTATCGCCATAGACCCCGCGCCCGGCATGGCCGCGTCGGTTCAGCGCCTCCGCCAGCGCCTCGCAGTGCTTGACGGTGCAGCCGAACACCAGCCAGCCCTGCCGGTCGCGCCCGGCCTCGCAGATGCGATCGGCGATGGCCTCGACCACTTCGGGGTCGAGCGCGTTGGCCTCGAGCTGGGCAGCGATGAACTCGCCCCCGCGCGTTCCGACGCCGGCAGTGTTGATCTGGACGTCGGCGGTCTGGCGCGGGCGGGTGACGGGCGGGCAGAGATAGCCGTCATCGATCAGGCCGCGCACCGGGGTATCGTGGGCGATCCCGTCGAACATGGCGTCATCGCCCTGGTCGAGCCTCCCGGAATCGAGGCGGAACGGGGTGGCGGTGAGGCCGATGATCTTGAGCGCCGGGTTGATGGCCTTGAGGTCGGCGAGGAAGCGCCCATACATCGTGTCGGCGGTGCGGGGGATGAGGTGAGCCTCATCGACCAGCACCATGTCTACCCGGCGGGGGAGCGAATAGGCCTTCTTGTGGATCGACTGGATCGAGGCGAACAGCAGCGGCGCGGCGATGTCGCGGCGACCGAGGCCGGCGGAGTAGATGCCCCACGGGGCTTCGGGCCAGAGGCCGACCAGTTCCAGCGCGTTTTGCTGGACCAGCTCGCGCACGTGGGTGACGACCATGATGCAGGCGGTGGGGTCGGTGTCGAACACCAGCTTGCACCACTCGGCGATGACGAGGCTCTTGCCAGCCCCGGTGGGCAGGACGACCAGCGGGTTGCCGGTCTGCTCTGAGAACCACGTCCACAGATCGGCGAGCGCGGCCTCCTGATAGGGCCGCAGGGTGAGGGGCGCGCTCATGCGGCAATCCATTCGCGGTAGGCATCGAGCATCGCCTCGGCGATCGCCTCGATGCGGGAGAGGGTCGGGGACTGGCGGCGCTGCTCGCGGCCGAAATCGTCCCAGTCGGCGGGATCGACCTCGCCCAGCGCCTCGATGAAGGCGTCGGGATCGCCGCCCTCGAGCCCGGTTCCGCGGTAGACGAGGATCAGGGCTTTCAACAGCGTGCTCGAATTGGTCACGGCGCGGTTCGGATAGGCCTCGCGCAGCGCGGTCAGGGCGTTGCGCACCGGGGCCTGCCCGAAGGCGCGGACAACCTTCACCAGCATTGGCGCGCATTGCAGGTCGCCGGGCTTCCACGCGGCGCTGTTCTTGGTCCGGGCAAGCCGCCACCCGGTCTCGCGCATCATGGCGGCAATGGCGGCAGCATCGGTGTCCCCGGCTGCCAGCATTCCCTTGAAGATGTCCGATTGCTCGAGCCGCTGGCGGCGGGTGTTGAGCGCGACGAAGGTCTCCGCCTCGGCAGCAACGGCCAACCCGGGCAGGATCACGCAGGGCAGATGCGGGATGTCTCCACGCTCGAGCGCGCCGGAATGGCGGTGCTGGCCATCGAGGATGAACAGGCTGCCATCCGCGCGGCGCGAGACGACGAGGGGCTGGCACAGCGACCAGTTCCAGCACTTGACCATGCCGTAGATGATCGCGCGGGACTTCGACCCTTCGACCGATCTCTGGTATTCCCCATCGACGTGGAGCCGGTCGATCGCGACCCATTCAAGGCTGGGCGGTGCGCCCTCGATCGGGCCGGCCTTGGCTGGCTTGGGGTTCTTGGCCGCGCTCATGCTTCCGGTCCCCGGTCGATCCACTGGCTGCCATCGGCCATGCGGTAGGTGATGCCGTGCGGGGCGGCGTCGATCTGCTCGCCGGGCACGAGGTCGGGCAGGAAGCGATGCTCGCGGCAACCGGCCTCCTGATCGTCGCGGCTGAGTTCATGGTCCCACTTGGTGCAGGCCCATCCTCCATCGCGCAGTGCCTCGCTGTGCAGGCAGGTGCGGCAATTGCGCTCGGCCATTGCCCCATCGTGGCAGAGGGCGCGGTGGTCGCACCAGCGGCAGGCGAAGCTGTCAGGCCCGCCGATCCGCTTGGGGGCGTGGTCGGTGAAGATGATCCGCTCGGCCTTGGCCAGCAGCATGGCGGCGAATACCGGGTCGGCATTGGTCCGCACCGCCGTCCAGCGCCGCGCGCCGGGCGAGACGCAGACGAGATAGTGCCGCTCGATCTCGGCGAAGTGCATGTAGAGAACGGCCTGCGCGTAATAGGTGGCGTTCCACTCGGCCAGCGCGTGCTTCTCGCCCACCTTCTTCTTGGCCTTGTCGAGGTCGGTCCATTTCTCGGACGCCTTGATTTCGAGGACGTGCCAGGTCTTGGGTGCCTGGATCAGGCCAAGGATCACCCCGTCCATGTGGCCGGAGAAATGCCCGCCCAGCGCCTTGAAGCCAAATTGCTGGCCATCCTCGTCAAGGTCGTGGACCTCGAGGCCGGGTGTGGCCTTGAGCCGGTCGATGGCAACGGCCTCGCTGGCGTGGCCATCGGCGAATCGCTTGAGCGTGGGGGCGTCGAAAGCGGGGAGAGCGGCCCAGCGGAACGAATACCACAGGTCTCGTTCGCATTCCTTGCCGATCGCGGACATGCCGAGATAGGCGCGGCGGCGGCGTTCCTGCCCGTCGCCGAGGGCGCGGTCTGCGGCCTCTAGCGTGGGGCACACGGGTTCTGGTAGGGCGACCATGGGTCTACCTCTCGATTGTCAGTCAGGGGCATTGATCCGGTGGGGCGGCGGTCCACTTGCCGCCCCACCTTCACGCGATCAGGCGGTTATGCCGCCGCCTTCTTCCACGGCGCATTCGGCTTGGCGCCTGTGGCAGCCGTGGCGGGCTTGAAGCCGCTGGCGGCGGGCGCGGCGGCGAAGCCGTTGCCGATGGCCTTGTAGGACTTGATCGAGTTCGACGCGCCGTATTCCTTGCCGTCCTTGCCGGTGCGCGGCGGATCTACCTTGACCACCGCGACCATCGGCAGGCCGTGCAGTTCGTCGCTGTCGGAGACCGAGAGCTTGCCGACCGCGTGGCAGATGGCGGACAGCTGGCGCTGTGCGATCTCGACCGTCTGCGCGTTGGGGTTGTCGAGGTTGAGGCGGTCGAACAGCTTGCGCCCGGCCTGGTCGCCCTCGAGGATTTCGATTTCGAGCTTCAGCATGTGGCCGTTGCCGCCCTTGGTCTCGACGAATTCTGAGCTGGTGATCTGGACCTTGTATTCGCCGGGGGGGACGGGGCTGTAATCGCCCTGCGGTTCGACCTGGGTGGCGTCGAAGGTGCCTCCGAGAAAAGCCATGGTGTTGTTCCTTTGTGTCAGTCAGGGGTGCCCTTGCGGGCGGTTGGTCAGGCCGCTTCCGACATGGATGCGGCCTCGCTCGACGCGGCCACGGCGGCGCTGAGCGCATCCCATGACAGCGGGAGTTCGGGGGGCAGGTTGTGCCGGTTCTTGGCGAGGAAGGCGGGGCGTTCCTCGGTGTAGAGCGCGCGGGTGCCAGCGCCGATGCCGCGCACCACCTTCTTCATGCCGACGTCGGTCTTGGTGACGCTGGTCTTGAAGTTGGCGAACAGCACCATGTCGGCGTGTTCCTGGATCAGGGCGGAGGCGCGCTTGTCGAGTTTGATCTGGTAGCGGTCGAACGGCTCTGTCTCGGGGCTGTCGAAGCGCTTGACCTCGGCGTGGGCGGTCTGGATCACCGCCATACCCTTGTCGTTGCGCAGCGCGTTGACCGCGTCGAGATAGTCGCGCCAGACGTCGAGCGTGGCGACATATCCGCGCCCGTAGCCTGCATCTTCCACAGACGTCCAAGTCTTGTTGGGATTGGCGGCGTTATTCCGCTTCACCGTTTCAGCCCAGACCAGCGGTTCCAGCCAGTCGAGCGAATCCACAATAAGTGTCTCGAAGTCGTGTTCTTCGGAATAGAGAGCGGTCATTGCCTCCATGACGTCCTCGAACGACTTGGCGACCGGGAAGCTGCTCAGAGGGTTGCCGGTCGGGTGGCCATCCTCGATGTTGATTAGCACAGGATTGGGCGCAGAAGCCGCAAACGTGTTCTTGCCCACGCCATGCGGGCCATAGATGACAATCCGCGGCGGCTTAGGGGCCGCGATGCGGTTGAGGTCAGAGAGAGAGATTGCCATTGGCTTGGTTCCTACGTTGATTGAGCCGCTGCTCCCGCGCCGTGGCCCACCGGCAATTGTCAGGTGCATAAGGTCCATCGACGTTGATGCGGTCGATGGAGTAGTCATCGGAGGGGCGCGGCCCCATGTCAGAGATGAAGTTTGCGAAGTCGGACCAGCGGTCGGACACGTAGATGCCGCGCCCGCCGTACAGAGCGAAGTCGGTGGACTTCGGGTTGTTGCAGCGCTGCCGCATGGACTTCCACACCTTGTATTCGGGGGTGAAGTGGAGGCTATGCTTGGTTTTGCTGGCGGCGATCTTGGCGCGTCCAGCGATGGCGTTATCGCGCCCAACTTCCCGTGCGCGGCAGCCGCAGCTTACGACTTTGCCATTCTTGACCTGCGATCCAACGGTCGTGATCGAGCCGCCGCAATCGCAGGTGAAATGCCAGAGCCGTTTGCCGTGGCGATCGGAGCCAGCAGGTCCGACGCAAGTCAGCCTGCCATGCTTCGTGCCGCTCAGGTCGATGGGCGCGACCATGTTACGCTGCCTCCTGCTTTGCCGCAGCGATCTCGAACTTCGGCTTGCCGGGCTTGACGGTGCGCGCCGGGGTGAACAGGTCGCGGATGGCGGGGGGCCATGCGTTGTATTTGGCCTCCGCGACGGTCAGCTTGGTCTCGACGTAATCGGCGGGGTTCTCGCCCCAGCCGCGGATTGTCTCGACCGCCTTGGCCAGTTCGTCCTGGTTCCACGCGACGTTCTTGGGCACCGTCACCTTGATCTCGTAGCCGCCATCGGTGCGGCGGTGGGTTCCGGTGTCGTTGAGGCCGGCGGCGTAGCGGCGCGAGAGCACGCCGTGGAGGATGGCCACCATCTGCGAGGCGCTGGCGAGGTGGGCCTCGGCCTGAGCCTGCAAGTGGGCAAGGATTTCGGCGGGCAGGGCGTCAAGCACTCCGGGGGAGGCGTCGGGCAGTTCATCGAGGGTCATGGTGTTTCCTTTCGTCAGTCAGGGGCTCAGGTGTTTTCGTCAGGGTGGAAGCGGTTGGGGAGAAGTGACGCGGCGAACATGAATTCCGTGGGGGCCTCGCGGCTTGCCCCTTCTCCCCGCTGTTCGGTTATCCTGGCTCGAGCGGCGCGATGGTCACGCGCGCCACGCCGGGGATGGTTTCATCGCGGAGCCATTCGCCCGCGTCGTTCCAGCGGTCGTCCGGCACCGGCAGTTCCTTGACCAGCACATCTTCGATGGCCTTGATGGTGTTGCTGGCATCGCGGGTGCGATCGGTGAGGCCCAGCCGGATCGACAGGCGCATGGGTGTTTGGTCAGGCCATGCGGGCTTGCCCGCTGCGCGCCACGCGGTGATCAGGTGCCAGCGCGCCTCGTTGAGCCACGCCTTGTAGGCCTCGGTCTTGATGCGCCCGCCGCCGCCCTTGCGGTTGGCGAACAGCGCGTTGGTCGACGGCGGCAGGGGCAGGTCGACGGTGAAGCTGGGGGCGATCATGCGGATTTCCTCCGCTCGGCCATGCGGCTGCGCAGCAACATGCGCTCCATCGCCCTGGCCAACGGGCGCGACATGGCGTGGCCGTGGACCTTGACCGTTGCAGCGAACGGAGCGGCGTTAAGCGCGGCGGTGATCGCCTCGAGCAGGGTGTGGTCGCTGTTCGTCATGCGGCCAGCTTTCGCAGGGCTTCCAGTTCGCGCTCCACCCGGTCGATCCGGTCGGCAGGCGAAGGCTCCGGGGCGGCGAATATGCCGAGGACATTCGGGCGGCTCGCCATTAGCTTTCCCTGATATGGAAAGGAGC